CGGCGCTTGCACTTGCAGCTTTATCCTATCTTGCTGATCCCCGGATAACCACTCCACCGAGACACGACCGGCATCCTCCGCCTCTGCGGGTACATGACTAATGACACTGAGAATTTCCACCATAGTTCACCTTCCTAGGGAGTTAGGGTATTAATATGGCTTGTTTATGTAAAGCTTTACTGGGACTCAAAATTACCGTACTGCCTAGTACGGGTGTTTTTTACATTTAAGATTTAATAACTCTGACCGTTTTTGTAACTTTTGTGCGTGAGCGCGCATGATGCAGACGCCGACCGGCCCTGCCGTTGCGCCCGGTGGCACCCTCCCCCCATCCGATTTTCCGAGAAAGCCTTTGTTTTCAAGGGGTTACTCGATGATATGTTATATCATACCTCGATTTAACATAATGCACATTATCAATCTTGAAAATCTAAGTCATTGAAATCATTGGATAATCTCTAACACCATAATGGGCGTGTGCTACCCCTGCCGCATATAGTTCTATTAATAGTTCAATATTCATAAAGGATTAGGGTCATTAATAGTCCCCTCACCGTGACGGATGGCATCTGACTGGCATTTGTCACTACTCAGGATAGGAGATAACCCCGATCTAGCCACTAGATTTTTGGCTCGTAACCTATTGATTAGGAAGGAAAATTTTAGCCCTACACGCGCGTAGCGGGCGCGCGACCTCTGCTTATAATAATACTAATAGCAGTGCTTATAATGAGCATCCATATTGTTATTATTAAAATGCCGGTACTATATGCCGAAAATCCTAAGGTCTCCTATGGTCTCGAACAATTTCAATGACTTAGCTGAAAAATCTCCGGGTATTGACAGGGGCAAATCCTACGAACTATACTAGCCAATACTAGACCAAAACGGAACTAGCTCTAGTCATTTGACCCCATTAAAGGATAATACAATGCCGGTTACTTGGGATTTCCTATCTGATCATTTAAACTATAATGTAAATACTGGACTATTAACCTTTAAACCTAGGCCAGAAATGCCTGATAGCTGGCAAGCTAGGTGGGCTAATCGTCCAGCGCTCACCTATCACGACAAAAACGGCTATATGCGGGGAATAATAGACGGTGAAAAAATATACGCGCACCGTGCGGCATATAGCCTAGCAACAGGCACCGAGTACCGATCAGACATATATCATCGTTCAGGCAACCGGCTAGACAATCGCCTGTTTAATCTCGGTTGCTTTGCATATGGCGACACATACGGCTATCCTCTCGGCTATCCCCTAGACGAAAATGCGAAAGCTGCCATACGTGACGGCACAATGCCGGAACGCTTGCGCAAAAGCTTTATAAACCCCTTGGCAGGATTCGGAATTAAATCGCAAATCAGCGCTTGACCCGAGTCAGCTATGCCATTAATAGCTAGGGCACAGACAGCGAATCACTAGGAGAAACCAAATGAGCAAGAAACATTTCAACGCAATCGCTAAGGCGATGAATACAACGCGCCCGCTTGGCGCACCAATCCAGCAACATTCGCAATGGTTGGTTGATATAGGCGCACTAGCTGCAACACTAGAGCAATTCAATCCGGGTTTTGATCCAGCGCGTTTCATCGCAGCTTGCAAAGGGGAATAAAATGGCAATCGCGCTTCTGATCATCCTGCTAGTAACTCTAGCTTTCCTTTTTTATGTTCATGTAACAGGAAACGCCTAAAATGCTTTTCACGCTATATGTACTGCTAGCAGCCAATGCGCTTTTGTTGCGGGAGATTCTGAGAAACGCCTAGTCGGTTTTTTATCCCCTATTGTCGTGTTGACAGTAGGGGCATTAAAGCCTACTAAAATTTATCAGCAACGAATCACTAGGAGAAATCAAATGCATGGTCTCAATTCCAATTACGAAACGCGCGAGCAATGGCTGAACGCTTGTGTCATGGCGCACCGTCCCTTTTTCGACGCGGCAGGGTATTCCTTGCCCCTGAATATCCGCGCCAGCATCGGGTTCCCCATTAATGGCATACGCTCTTCTGAGATCGGCGTGATTGTTTACCCTGAGGCTTCCACCGACTCTCATTACGAGATTTTCATAAACCCCATTTTGAAAGACGGTGCGACGGTCGGCGAATCAACCATCGCGTCAACCTTGACTCACGAGCTAGTTCATGCGGCGCTGGACTATAACCTTGCAGACAGGGGGCATGATCAAAAAACGTTTGGCAAGCTAGCCAAGAAAATTCTTGGCCTTGAAGGGCGCTGTGAGGCAACCTATGCGGGCGCAGACTGGTATGCTTGGGCAAGCCCGATGCTGGACGCCCTAGGGCCAATGCCCTATTCAGAGATCAGCGCGGCGTTGCTCAAACAGAAGAAAACTGTCCCTACTTGGGGTATCAAGGTTGAATGCCCGGATTGCGGATGGCTGGCGCGTGCTAGTAAAAAGCATATCCAACCGCACACACACCTAAATTGCCCTGCCCCTGAATGCGACGGCATATTAATAGCGCATTGGGGAGATTAATGCGCGCTTGGGCCTTGCGAATCAGTGCAAGGCCCATTAAAGGATAATTCACCAGCAAGGCGCTGGACACGACACTGCACTAGGGAATTTTAACATGCACTCAGAGACTCGCTTTGCCGCGATTGCGTCCGCAGTCGATGCCGTCAAATCCATAACCATCGGACGCAATCCTGCCCCTGCCGAAGCGCGGTGGAGCGTTGAAATGCTCACCGAAGCGCGCAAGCTTGCGGAAGCAATCGGCGTGCCCTTTAATACCGCTTTCAAGCTTCGCCCGCATGAGCTAATCGCGCTGTTCTTTGCCGCTAATCGCTCGCCTCAGAATGCGATTGATCTAGCCGAGTCGAAGCGCTGGACGGATGCAAACGACGTTCCTGCCCCTGCCCCTATGGGTGCCCCTGCAACCGATCTAGCGCCGCTTATGGCACAGCTAGAGGCGATGAAATCTCAGCTAGATGCAGCCGAGCATCGGGTTAAGGAACTGGAATTGCGCACCGCGCGCAAGCTTGAAATTGTCATGCCGGATAAGCCGGACGTAGAAATTGACGGCGCGCATAAGGACTTCGAAAAGGTTTTTGAATTGTGCGTTGCTGGAAAGAATCCCTATCTCGTCGGGCCAGCCGGTACCGGCAAGACGACTCTGGCGATGCAGATTGCCAAAGGGTTTAACCGTCAATTCTATATGGCTGCAAAGGTAGCTGATGAATTTGCGCTTATGGGGTTCATTTCTCCAAGCATGAATCCGGAAAAGCCCGGAAACTATGTCCGGACTCCCTTCCGCGATGCATACGAGCATGGCGGTGTTTTTCTTCTGGATGAAATGGACGCAAGCGACGCTGCCGCACTAACCGCCTTTAATGCCGCACTAGAAAACGGCGTTTGCCCCTTCCCCGATGGACTCGTTTCCAAGCATCCGAATTTTGTGGCGCTAGGCGCTGGCAATACGTATGGAACGGGAGCGGATGCGCAGTATGTTGGACGGCAGCAAATCGACGCTGCAACGCTAGAGCGCTTTTGGTTTGTCCGGATGGATTACGACTCAACAATTGAGGAAGCGATATCGCCTGATAAAGCATGGCTCGGCTATGTGCGCGCATTGCGCGATGCAGCACAGCGCTTGAAAGTGTTGCACTTGTTCTCACCGCGCGCTAGTCGCAATGGCTGCGATATGTTAGCAATGGGCTGGACTTGGGAAGATTGCGCGGAAGGAGCAATCTGGAAGGGTATTAATAGCGGCGATAGGGCAAAGCTTGAAGCTGTCGTGCGGATGTCGGATTATATGGTTTGACAATGCAAGGGGCAGGCGATAACCCTGCCCCAACGCACTAGGAGCGATTCGATGAAACAGATTAACATGCATCACGATAACCTTTTCAGCCTAACTCAATATATCAGCATGGCGCGCCCTATCTGGCGAGCTAAGTCCAGCCAAGACAATGTTAATCCCCCGAAGATGGATTGGGACTTGAATGCTGGCTATGACAAAGCGCTAGAGCTAGCTAAGACTGGCTGGCATGACGGTACCGAGCGTATGGCAACGGCGCTAGAGAAACTGCCTCAGATTGCCAGCGCGCCTAAGCGGACTTATTCTGTAGCGGGATCGCGCCCTAGCGCTCCACGCTTTGCAGCCGGGTCTATCCGGCATATGATCCGCAACACGCCAAACGAGGGCGCTAAGCCTATCGTTAAGGTTTGTGTTGCCGTTTCTGCCAATGCCTTTGTCAATGCCGAAAATATGGCAAACTATGGCCTAGCAATCGCGCGCTACATTCAGGAAATGGAATCATCTGGACGGCGCTGTGAAGTCATAGCGGCAATGTCCATAAACATGGATGAAAGCGACACTCGCATTTGCCATAGCTGGACAGTTAAGAAAGCTAGTGAGCCTATGTCGATTGCCGATATGGCATTCAGCATAGGGCACCCTGCCTGCTTTCGGCGCTTAGGGTTTGCGCTGGTGGAGCGGACAAACGTGCGGGAGCAAATGGGCTATGGCATATCCGGCAATACGCTAGAGAGTGATTTGCCAAGCGATGATTATATCATTCTGAACGGTATGAGCAAAGCTAACAGGATTGCCAAGGATTACGAAAGCGCTTTGGCCTATGTCCGCACCGCTATTAATGAGGCTTTAGGGATTGAACCTGAAACCGAGCTAGCTTGAACCCCTGAAACCCGGCTAGCAGTAGCCGGGTTTTTCTTTACCCTATGCACGTAATTTTATTACGTCCGGCTTTCCGAATCTCCGGGCTTCTCAGCGCCGAAACCGACAAGGGGCAACCCGTATGTATCTGGACAGGGCAAAACGGCTGAGAGAGGCTGAGATTGGCAACGCTGGCATTCTGGCAGGAAACGAGGCAATGACAATGCGAGTCGAATATACGAAAGACGAGATAGAGCGGCGCTTGCCCCATTTATGGGCCGTCCTCCACTTTGCCAGCAAGACAGGGGCAGGGGGACTCTGTTTCCACCGCTCCACCGCGCTATGCATGGACGTGCCAAGCTTGCGGCTTGTCATAGGGACGCACCGTGCGGCGACTGAGGAAGAGATAGGGCTTAACCCTCTATCGTCCCCTGTGCCGTTCCTGCATTGCTGGACGGAACACAAGGGGCGCGTGCTAAGCCCTAGCTCCTATGAGGCGGCAGACTCTCGCCTGATCTCTTGGCCTATAGAGACGTACTATGCAGCCAATGGCACGCACGACACTAGGGCAATCCCTAGGGCGCTATTAATGGCAATCGCTCGCAAGCATGGATGGAAGCGGCATTTCCTAAAGAATGATCCACCGAGCTTGCCTATCGGCCTGCCCCTGCAACTGCTGGACGCGATCAAGTTTCCATATAGGATTAATGCGCGTGGGGGCCTTTTGCCAGCATAGAAAATTATATAGGAAGCGGCCAATGAATCAAAAATCGAAATTAGGATGTTGACAAGGGGTGGTTAAAGCTTTAGAACTGAATCACAGACAACGAAGGGTCGAAACAAAATGGCTTACACCTGCACAGTGATCGAAACCAACGGCGACACGGCGGACTTTTGGTATAAGGATGTTCCACCGCTTAGCATGTTGCGCGATTGGGTCGGCGGCGACATAGAATCCGTGCCGTTTTGGGATGAGCACGAAGGCAAGCGCGCTTGGGTTATCTGCAACGAACACGGCAAATGGGAATGCGATTGGAACCCGGTTGCGGATACGATGTGGAAGCTGTTTCTGCGTAAATATCCGAAAACAACGGATGACGCCTTGCACGGAAATGTCGTGATTATCGCTTGCGATACAGAGGAAGATTTTAGGAAATTGTAATGTTTATTAGCTGGTGGATTATAGTGATTGTAATAATCCTGTTTATCATATAGAGGACTATTAATGGATTACACACTACAAGACGATCCGGAGAAAATGGAAGCCGTGTCAAAGGTTGCCCAAATTCTCGTCGAATTATCAGACTCCCCGGAGCAATGCGCAGAAATGCTGGTTTTTATCAATACAATCGTGCTTCTAAAAATCGTAGGCCAGCATAGGGACTTGGCAGAAGAGGCGATGAACCTTATTAGCGAAAACGTGCTTGATAAGGTTATGTCCGCAATTCCGTTTACAAAAGGGAGGCATTAATGGCATTTCAATACATCGAAGGCATCCGTTCGCTTGCTGGATTTAACAAATGGGTCCGCGAAGATGAGCATGGAGAATACATCATTGACGAACATATGAAAAAGGAGTATGTTTTCAATTTGCATGAACGCGAAAGGGAGCGGCTTGCAAAGGAAAGGGCGGCAAGGAAAGACTAGCATTAATAGTAGACACGATACACGCACAGGAGATTTTATGTCAGAAGCATTGAAGAATTTTGAACAGGCTCGCAAGGCGTTCAAGGCTTGCCAAGCGCTTGTTGCGGGTGCAAATCCCGGTGAACGGCGGCACTGGCTCCGGATGGAAGCCATATGGGCCGCGAAGATGGATGAAGCCCGCCGCGACCTCGAAAGAGAGCGCTAGGCAGGAGTCCCCGGTGGTGCTAACGACCCTGCCTGCACTGCCGGGGACTTTATTAATGGTGTTCGTTTTCAATCGGGATGATGAAGAGTTCGTCCAATCGGCGGCAACCTTCCTCGCGCATATCGCGCTATGCCCTGATTGCCAAAAGATCGCCAAAAGCGGGGATGGACGGCAAGCCGTCAAATCTATATTCCACTCACTAGCATTAATAGGGGCGCATGACCTATCGTGCCCTGACTATGCCGGAGCGGTGGACTTTTGCCGCAAATGGCTCCGCTCATTCGGGTTAACGCCAGAGATTGACGCAGAGCATATAAAATCGTCAAAACATGAAAAAAGCAATTGACCCGGCAAAACCTTTAGACTAGGACGGGTTATCACCAAGCAAGAAAGGTTGAATTTAATGTCTGATGTTCTTGAAGCCACCAAGCCCCTTGAAGCTGCTGGCCTTGAAGCTGCCGCGCCGCCTGTTGAGCAACCGGAAATTCCCGAAGCCTATCGCGTTCCCATCGAGATTGAAGGAGCGGCAAAGACTGTTCTGAATCTCGGTGCTGTACCGGAAGCGGCTCGTATGCATCTGTTGCGTTCGGCGGCTAAGTCTTACGTCACGAACCGCGTTGCGACGGCTCAGAGCCTTGCTAAAAAGGCTAATGCACCGTTCGATGCCTATGATGCGGCGATGAAGCATGATCCGCTACAGACGCACATCGCCAAGCCCGAAGGCGAACGCAAGCAAGTCGATGTTCAGGAGATTATCGACTCGGCAATGAAGGCCCTTTTGGACGGCGAGATTACCAAGCGCGGACGTAGCGGCGGTGATCCGAAGGCTCCTAAAGACCCGTTGGATGCGGCAATTCATCGTTCGCTCACTGTCGAGCTTTTCAATACTCGCAAGGCCGCTCATCCCGATTATAAGTACTTTACTGCACAGAAGGAAATCGGCCAAGATGTGCAGGCAGCGCTTGAAGCAATCGTCCAGCGTGGTATTGCTGCGGGCATGGATGAAAAGCAGGCACGCGAATGGGTCGATAACCGTTATGTCAAGCCGAATCGCTTGATCCTCGGCCTCGACAAGCTGCCCGGTAAGTTGAAGGAGATTGAATTTTCTCCTTTCTAAAGAGCGACCCGTGGTGGCGTTCCTTTTAATGGGAACGTCCTGCACCCTACTAAACCCCCGGCGTTGCACCCTGTTGCGCCGGGGGTTCCTTTTGTCTGCTATTAATACAACAAATGTTAAAGCCCTAGCGAATTTTTGTACGCGCGAAATTTCCCTATTGACGTTCGCGATGTTCGGACTTAGGAAGGCGGCAACCCCTCGGACGGCTCAGCCGTTCGGTGAGTGTAGGATTAGCCGAGAGGCTGTCCCGCCCCGGTAGCCTCTCCTAGTGCGGGCTACCGGGGTGTCGTGTTTTTAGGGCCTGTGAAAAAAGCGGCTCCCCCCGACTTGACAGTTTCGAGACAGCCGCCCAAGGTGTCATTTCCTCGCCGAATCCGGCGCGGAACACGAATTTACAGCACTGGACTTCCCACTTCATGCTCCCCTCCGGGCCTGACTTTGACGCGATTGTGCGCGCCCTTGAGACGCTTGCGCCCGCTGATGGCAGTAACACCCATTGCTTTGAAGTTCGCGGCCTCACGCAGTACCGGGGAAAGACCCTGTACGGCTATTTCAAAGACCCTATTCTAGCCGCCAATGCGATCTGCCAGCGCGACGAGAGTTCAATCGCTGGCTGGTACGCCACGATGAACCCCGTGCATCCAGACTGCTATCTACGGCAACCGGATGTGATCGTGTCCGCCCCTTCCGGCAGTGGCACCAGTGATCCGGAAATCTTATACCGGACTGAACTATTAATAGACATAGACCCAAAGCGCATAAGCGGCATATCCTCGACAGACGCGCAACACGATTTCGCGATGGAGATTGCCAAGAGCATTGAAAAACATTTGCTCGCATATGGCTTCCCTAATCCATGCGTGGTTGATAGTGGCAATGGCGTGCATCTGCGCTATAAGCTTTACAGAGGCGACTTCCCTAACGATGATGAAACTAAGCGCCTTCTGCAAACCGTGTTGCAGATATTGGCTGATAAGTTCAATGGAGACGGAATTGAGATTGACCGCAAGGTATTCAACGCCTCGCGCATTTGCCGCATTCCCGGCACATGGGCACGCAAGGGTCAGAATGTACCGTCAAACCCCCATCGCCTCTGCACACAGCTAATCCCGTTTGACACGTTCGGCGATCTGCGTCGGGAAACCGTGCAGAAGTTCGTTTCATCTAATGGCGTTACTATTAAAGGCCCTGATCCGAAGCGGGCCATATTTGAATACCCCGAAGATGAAAAGCCGTGGCGCAATCTGAACAAGGTAGCACGCGAGCGCATTCACGAATGGGTGCCACACATATTCCATGGTATCTGTCGCCAATACGGCGACGGGTATCGTATTTCTAGTGCGGACTTAGGACGCGACCTAGAAGAAGATATCTGCATACTCCCGAAGTCGATTAAAGATTTTGGGGTGCATGATCTAGGCGATGAAACTGAAGGCCGCAGAACGCCTATATCATTAATAGCTGAGTTCCGCACAGACGGCAACAAGTACGAAGCTGCCGAAATGCTATCGGCGTGTTTGAATGTCCCGATCACTGAGTTTGCGGATAAGCCCCTGCCCGCATCGCCTAAATTCTTCGCGACCGAAGTACCGATGCAAGTTGCAGAGGAACCAATTACAATGCCGCCAAGCTTGTTAGGCGGCAGTTACAAACCATTTGCTAAAGCCAAAACATTCGATCCGGAGATTCTGTTTAAACCTAAAATAATCCGACCTGCCCTAATCAATAATATGTTCCTAATGAACACGCATGTTGTCTTATCAGGTCCGCCAAAAGTCGGCAAAACTACCCTCTCCTACATGATGATGCTTCATATCCTATTCGGGATGCCGCTATTTGGCGAGGAAGTGACCAAAAGCAAAATCCTTTATCTCGCATTGGAAGAACGGGATTGGCGTATGCAAGACAAGGTGGCTGGCTTGGCTAAAACAGCGCATGACGAATGGGGTATGAGCCAAGAGGAATTTATCGAAGGGTTCCGCGACCGCTTTATGTACTTTAACCTTGGCAGCAAAACAGACGATGAAGGCAACCAATACCGCTTACCGGCAGGACCGGAAGGCGCTCACCATATCCGCGAAGTGATCCGAGAGGACACAAGCGAGCCTACGGTAGTCTGCATCGAGCCTGCCAACCGTTTTCATGTGGAAAGCGCTACTCTTGATCTGAACATGCGTGAGTATGAAATGGTCGAGACTATTAATGATATAGTCCAAGAGAAAGAGTATCAGAGCGCTATTCTATCCATCAAGCATGATCGCAAATCCCCGCCCGGTGGTAATAGGGCCGGAAACATATATGATAATATGTCCGGTTCCATGGCTCAACAGGGTGCAGTGGAAGGGCAGCTACAGCTATACGTCCCCGATCACTACAGCTTTGAAGGCACAGCTTGGATTATCGCCCAAAGCCGAGATTTCGGTAAGTTCCAAATCCCGTTGGAATCTAAAAACGAAGTTTGGCAGCGTATCCCAAAAGACCGAGCCATTACCTTTAAAGAGTATCGCGAGCAGGAAGATGCATCGCGGCTCGGCATGACCGGCGCGAAACCCAAAGACCCCAAGTTACCCGGTAAGGTTATGTTCGCGCTTGAACAAAATAAGGATGGTTTGACACTAAAAGACTTGCGCATAAATTTGAATTGTGATAGTGAGCAAATACTTCGACGTACACTTGATAAGCTTTTAGCTGACGGTCAAGTGACCGAAGCGGCGGAGCGGCGTGGGAATGCTGTCGTGTTCGTTCTCACGCCCCCTGCCTCTATGCCCAACAACGGGCTTCCCGATCTTATCTAAGAGGAAAGGAACTATTAATGACTGGTATTCTTGAGCAAATCCTTGCAGAACTACAGGCAATCAAAGCCACTTTGGATGCACAGACATTCGAGACGGCGACATTGCAGCCTTCCGCCCTGAACGGCGGTGGACAGCAGGCAGGGGTAGCAGCGGTCCAAGCAGCGATCCCGGCACAGGTGACGGCCTTTGACCCCTTTGGCCCCGCTCCTGCCTCTGTAGCAGCCGCACAGCCCGCCGCAGTGGAACAACCCCCACTCAGCGAACAGGCGCTCATGGCGCTCATCAATCCGTATCTGGACAATCCGACGATCAAAGGTGGTTTCTCGGCAGTGCTGACACAGTTGGGCATCCCCCGCTTGCCGGAAGCGCGTCCGGATCAATACCAAGACTTGTATAACAGATTTACCGCAGTGATTGCGCAACATGGTGGAGCGCAACCAAGCCCTACAATTATGTAGGCTATTAATGGAGTAGGTGCGATGGTAAAACATAAATCATCAGAAGCCCATACGGCAACAGAGATTGATAGGGCCAATCCGCCTACTCAGATTGTGCCTGCCGGTCCTATGCCGATGGAAGAGGAAATCGTTGGGGAAGTCTCCATGGATGCTCCGGTATGGGAAGGTGGCGATCCCGGCGATGGGATTCCACAGAACCCCTCTGCCCCGGAAGTCGATCAGACCTATTGGCATGAAGGCGAAGCCGATCAGGTTTCACCATCCCGTACCCCCTCACCGGCACCTTCCCCGCCAGAACCCGAACCGCTGGTGTAGCTATTAATAGGAGAAGTATGTATGGCAACTAAAGACCTTGAACCAACCCCCAATGCGTCACCTAACCCGCCTAGCACACCCGGCTTGCCGGTGCCCCATGCGGCAGGACCGGCGCTTACGCCCCCTGTACCGCCTAGCACACCGGCTGCACCCGTGCAGTCATGGTTAGTTCCGAAGCCTGCGCCATGAGACAGGCTCGCACAGACGCTAGGGAGCCATTGTTTAATTACTTTGGCATCAAACTCTCAGGGATGATTGTCCGCAATGCTGATGTTGATGAAGATGACGACGCAGAGGACGATTATTCTTTTAATGAACTCGATTTTGACGACGAAGATTAGAGGCTAAGGGCATGACGACACACGCAGAATTTCGGGCACCTAGCGCGGCTTCTAGGTGGTTGTCATGCCCCGGCTCCGTCAAGGTGCTGGCGACCTTTGATAATCCTGAAACAGAAGCATCTATTAAAGGTGACGTTGCACATAAGTTGCTAGAGGATGCTATCGTTTGGGGCACTGTGCCTGACACGGGCGATGTTGATATGGAATACAACGTCATGCTCGCACAGGAGTATATCGAGAACACATATAAGGAATACAAGACAAGCGGCGGTTGTCAGATTTACGCCGAACAACAGCTTGATATACCCGAAACAGGCGAATTTGGCACGGCGGACGTTATTCTAGTCACGCCTCGGCTCATTCATATTATTGACTACAAGAACGGCTATGTTCCGGTGGACATTAATATGAATGCCCAACTGATGCTTTACCTCTTGGGCGCAATTCACAAATGGGGTGAACGCAAGACATATAAGCTATCCGTGATCCAGCCCAACTATGTCCACCGTGATGGCATGATACGCCATTTCGAGCCGGTCGAGAACGATCTAAACTGGTTTAGGCATGAAGTCGGTTTGGCACTGGCAAGCGAGCAGATTCTAGCGGGCAAGCACTGCCGCAACACCTATTGCCCCGCACGGGGTAGCTGCACCGTGTTTCATGCATGGGCGCAAGAGAACTTGAAACTAGCTTACTTCCCCGGTGAACCAACAGGCATGTCCGATGAGGAACTAGCCAAGGCGCTGGAAGAGGCAGAGCTATTAAAGGGCTACCATGACAATCTGCGCGGAGAGGCTATGCGCCGTATCCTGCAACAGAACAAGCGGATAGAAGGCTATAAGCTTGTGAAGGCTAGGCAGAACCGGGCGTTCAATGATGACAGGGCGCGCGATGCCGCATACGAGAATCTAAAGCATTTCGGTATTGACGATGGCGAGTTATATGATAAATCTCCCATTGGCGTTGCTGGCATTGAGCGCATCGTTAAAAAGATTTTCAAGCATCACGGGCGCGGCGCATGGATGAAGGCGATGGATCAAATTTGTCCTAAGACGTTGCTACAGCCTGAGAATCAGTCTCTCACTCTCGAAAAGACCATTGATGGTAGGAAGGAGTATAAACGCGGACAAGAATTTGATGCACTGAAATAGACGCAACAGACGCTATAGACGCTCTAGACGAAGGAATTGAGTATGTATCCCGCAAACGGCGGAAAGCCACTTTTCAACGAGTTCATCACGCCCATTGGCCTTATCACGCATTGCAGCCACGATAAGCCGCTGTTGAAAGTGAATGAGCAGACGCGACAGCCGATCATGGATGACCAAGGTTTTCAGGAGGCTGAGTATCGTATCACGATGGCGTGGGAAAAGAGCCGTATTAATGAGCTTGTCCCGCTGATCGAGCTTGCCAAGCTTTGCCAGTCTCAGGCATGGCCCGAAAGCCTACAACCGGGAGCGTTCTTCCATTTGGAACCGTTCTTCCGTGACGGGGACAACCCTGCACATAACACGAAAAAGCGGGAATATCTGTTCGGCAAATACTATTTGAACTTCAAACAGAAAGCCGTTGCTAGCAGGCACCCTAATGGGCAAGTCATCTATGCCGGTGCCCCCGGTCTGATTGGTCCGCACAATGAGGATATTATGCCTCTGGACTTGTATAGCGGTTGCTCGGGCCGCTGCTCAGGCATCATGTTTGGCACAAGCTACATGGGCAAAAACTTCATTAGCACGCGCCTGAACAACATCCAGAAGTTCGAGGATGGCGAGCGTATCGGTGCAACTCGCCCTGATGCCAAGAGCCAATTCACTCCGCTTAAGCAAGGGGCAATGGCGACGGCTAGCGGCTTGCCGGATATACTGTAAGCTTATGGGGACTGTCCAGTTAGAATGCCCCCGCTCGGCAGTCCCCACCCTATTAATAGGACTTATGGATGAGAGATTTACGAAAATTAGACAAGTACAGACTAGGAGATTGGGAAGCCAAGATAGCTAAGGGTGCATTACCATTGGACGACGACGATAGGAGTAAAGTAGGAGCATTTGAAATACCCTCAGGAGTACGAACCAACACATTGCGCGTTATCGCCGGGAGAGGTATGGGATGGGATCATGTAAGTGTATCATGCTCACTTCCTGAAACGCCTACATGGGCCGAAATGGAACAGATAAAGCGAATGTTTTTCAAGGATGATGAAACAGCTATGCAACTACACGTTCCATCATTCGATCATATTAATACCCACCCTTTCACGCTCCACCTTTGGAGGCCGACGTTCAAGAAAATACCGAGGCCACCGCACTGGATGGTATAGGAGGATGATATGCTACAGCAACTCGTCTATATCGTGATCGCGCTTATCATCGTAGGCGGGTTACTGTATCTCATCCAGCTTATCCCCATTGACGCGACGATTAAAAAGATTATATTTGTTCTAGTGTTAATCGTTGTGGCAATAGCGGCGTTGAAGTACGTAGCCGGTATGAGCTTCTGATGTACGATGAGATAGGCATGAATAAGCGGATTCATATTGACTTTGAGACGCGGAGCATTGTTGACCTATTAAAGCTAGGTTCGACGATCTACGCGCAGCATTGGTCAACAAGTCCATTAATGCTCGCTGCGGTGACAGATAGCAGCGAAGCCCTGTTCGACTTTATGGGCGAGAATCCCGACTATGCCCGCACGCGCTACCCGGCTTGCGGTGAGGACGACCCGTTCCTGAATGCCTACAAGGTGCCCCTGCCCCCGGCGCTGGAAATGGCAATCGGAAACGACTGGACCTTCGTTGCCCACAATGCCCGGTTTGAACAGGACATATGGCGCGAAATATGCACCCGGCAGTGGGGGTGGCCGATGCCCCGGCGTTGGTCATGCACCGCCGCCAGAGCGCGCTATTGGGGTCTCAGAGCAAGCCTAGACGGCGCGGCGTCCGACCTCGCCTTGCCCTTGCAGAAGATGGGCGAAGGCAAGGAGTTCATCAAAACCTTCTGTATGCCCCGCAAGTGGAAGGGTGCGAAGAAAAATGGTGTGATCACACAGCATTGGGCAGAACCCCATGAACTGCCCGCCGAGTATCAGCTAGGCAAAGACTACTGCATTAATGATGCTAAGGTTGAGCAACAGCTAGATGCCCTGCTAGACGATCTGCCGTTTTTCGAGCAGAAAATATGGGAATTGGACTACTCTATTAATAGCAAAGGAGTACCCATTGACGTTGAGAGCGTTTACAAAGCTATACATTTTTCGGATCACTACACACAGAGCGCAGTGCAGCGCTTCAACGCCATAACGGGCGTGAACCCGACACAGCGGGAACGCGTGCTTGAATACATCAACATGCGCGAGGAAACGCTGGACATTCCTAACCTGCAATCCAAAACTCTTAATAGGGTAAATAAGGATAACTTTCCTAATGACCTTAAAGACGTTATCAATATACGCTTGGACGCCTCGCGGGCTTCCGTCAAAAAACTGCAAGCAATGGTTGATAACGTATCATCCGACGGCAGAGCTAGGGGGTTGTTCTTGTATTACGGTGCCCATACAGGGCGATGGTCTGGTAAGCGTATCCAACCTCAAAACTTTATTAGAGGCGACAAGAAACACGCCGAAATAATGCTTAAATTTTTTGAGCGGCCATGCTGGCAAAATGGCCTAGGGCACAATGGAATGCCCGAATGGATCAATGATGCCGATATGCTATTCCCAAGGCCATTAATGAGCCTATCGCACTCCATGCGCGGGTTCATCAAGGCACCTGATGATAAGTTCATCATATCGGGGGACTACAAGCAAATTGAGGCGCGCGTGTTGGCATGGCTGGCACAGGCGGAAGGATTGCTTAGCAGCTTTGCGAAGGGAGAGGATACTTATGTACGTTTTGCTGCTGACAGCATGTACCGCCGCAATTATGACGACTATTTTGATGACAGGGGCGAAGTACGCCCCGAATTGGCAGATGAGCGTCAAAGAGCTAAATCAGCCGTGCTTGGTTGCGGTTTTCAGCTAGCCGCCCCCGGCTTTCAAGCCTACTGCGATAACCAAGACATTATTATGTCACTGGAAGATGCCGAGTTTGTCGTTAAAGCATATAGGGACGCGAACCCGGAAATTTCCGACTATCAGGAAGGGCTATGGTCGCGGGCAAACTGGTGTGCTATAGAGGCTTGCAAAGACGAGGGACAAGTGGTGCCACTATGGGGCACAGAAGTAACCTATCACGTAGAGCGGATCGACGCGGAGCGCTATTGGCTGCTCTGTTCTCTGCCGAGCGGGCGGCATATCGCCTACTATCGCCCGAAGATCGACACATTCAACAAATGGGGCAAACCCCAATTGACCTACCGCACCGAATGGCGCGGGGGCACCTATCGCGAGTCGACCTACGGCGGCAAGCTGATCGAGAACATGGTTCAGGCCATCGCGCGAGACATATGCGCGATTGGCGCACTCAACACGCAAAAGCATTTCGATGTAATTGGCCTCGTACACGATGAGGTTATTGCTATTAATGATACAGACGAAGATACCGCCAAGATGCGCCTAAAAGAATGTTTGTTGGACGTTCCTGATTGGTGCATGGGATTGCCAGTTGATGCGGATGTTAAAGCTATGCGGAGATACAGCAAATAAGTGTCGCACAACCCTCCAAGACGCGACACAAAGCAAGCGGGTTTCCGATGTTAGACCCCGGAGCACTCAAACCGCTTGTAAACTGGATACCGGGAAAATTGAATAGGCTGCCCCCCAAACTTTGCTAGCCCTATTAGTTTTCCCGGTATCTTCTGCGAAAGGAACCTAGATGCGTAAAAGCCTGCTCAAGATTGTGAACAAGAGCCGCCCTACCCCGGTACGGCGTGCCACCGAAACCAATGCTATTAAAGCCCCTGCGGCGGACAAGGGTTATATCGACCCTGAACGTCTCCATGGGATGCTGCCGATTAGCGCTACGAAAATTATCACATTCGCGAGCGAGAACAGCATGAATATGTATCGCCGCAATCTATATAAGATTAATCAACAAGGCGATTACCGCTACCGGACACTTCGCGATGAAATGTCTATGTGGGGTTTAGTGATATGGCGGATGAAATGAGGCTATTAATATACAAGTACCCCTCTCTGTGGTGCTTGCTATTCCACCGTAGCGATTACAGTACCCATATGTTTAACGGCCATATACGCACGTATTGCCCGAAGTGTATGCGAGAATGGGACAAATGAGAAACGAGTCTGACATAGAAAGGGCATTAAAGGATAGGCTAGAAGAACACGGGTTTAAAGTTTTTAAGCTCTATACACCGGGTAATACAGGGGTTATGGATCGGATGATTCTACGGCCCAAGTATTCCCCCGGCCCGCCTATGTTTGTCGAGCTAAAGAACAATAAGAAGTTACGTCCATTGCAAGTTGCACGGGGCATGGATTGGAGAGACAGGGGTTGCGTTGTCCTAGAGCCGATCACGACCATGACAGAGCTAGAACAACGCTGCATACTATTAATAGATATGGTGCAGGAGACTAATTTAAATGGACGTTTCGACACGAATTTTGGATAGCTTTGAAACATTGCATAAAGACGGCAAAAAGCGCCTATTCGAGCTATTTTGGAATGAAGGCTGGCATGTTGGTTGCTGGAAAGAAATCAAAAGCTGGACCGAGGGGGACGAAATCGTGACGGATTGGGAACCGCTGTGGACGAAAAGCACGGTCCCTGATGTAATGTTCCCTGCTATTAATAACCCCTTGGATGAGCGAACCGCTCGCCGCGAATTTGAAAAGCTCCGGTAATGCCTGTTTGGACTTGGCGCACTATCCGACTATTCAGTTTAGTCGTTATGGTTTTTAACCTATTGGTCGCTATACAAAGCGCCTTTGTAGGGAACTGGATAGGGTGTGCTATTAATTGTCTTTCTGGCGCTTTAGTGACAAAAACTTACTTAGTAGGCAGGCAGTACAAATAATGATCCCTTGGCGCTTATACCAATTCATCATGTTGGGTTGTATAGGTGTTAACCTAGCTATTGCTTATAAATTCGCGTTCCTAGGTGATTGGGTATGGGTTTTTATTAATTGTGCGTGCGGAGCGTTTAGCACGAAACTCTATTTGCAAATGTATGAGCGTTACAAATGAAAACGTCGGGCACCCGTATCCGCTGCATGGCTTGCGGCAAGCTCTACAAGGATACTCCCAAAGGGTGCCCGACTTGCAACCGCAAACGTGTTGATAAAAAGGGAAAGAAGCCGTCTAAATGACAATCCCGTACCGCTTAGCAGACGGCAAGCCCATGCGTCCTTATCAGCTTAGGGCTTCGCATAAGATTTTCACAGGCACACACTCAAAACAGGATAAAGACGGTACAGCCGTGATCCTCGACATGGGGCTAGGCAAGACTATCATCGTGTTACAGGCAATCGCTGAGCTTATCAACTGGCGCGTACTAAACAAGCCCGTGCTGGTGGTCGCGCCCATTGCCGTCTGCAACACGGTTTGGCGGCAAGAGGCGGCAAGCTGGAACACGACTCGCTGGCTGCGTTTCAGCCTGCTACGCGGCAATGTCGATATGCGCCGGTTGCAGCTATACCGCCCTGCTCATATCTATCTTGTCAATCCGGAATTACTAGACTGGCTTTTCACCGAGCTTCATGGTTCGTGGGATCGGTTCGATATGCTGGTTGTGGATGAGTCCAGCATGTTCAAAAGCCCGCGCGCCAAGAGGTTTAAAATCCTATCCAACTACGGTGATAGGCATACTATTAAAGGTGATGACGGGCGTTCCAAACGCGACGACCACGGTAGACCCATTAAAGTAGGTCCACACAAGTTCAAGCGTGTCGTGATTATGACCGGCACCCCTGCCCCTACAAGCCTTCTCAATATGTGGGCACCGATGTATCTTGTCGATCATGGCAGACGCTTGCATCGTTCATATGAGCAATACCGTGATCGGTTTTTTCATAAGACGGCACAGGTAGCCGATCATACCTTTAAATACGAAATCAACAAAGACGAACTGGACATTCGGCCCGAATGGATGCCGAAGGACGGAGCGCCGTCTAAAATCCATGAAATGATCGCGGATTGCACAGTGGAGCTAAACGGTGAGGACTATAATATTCTGCCGCAAACTATCGGGGACGCCTCTAAAGGCCCAATACCGCCAACACACTTGCACCTTATCCACCTGCCCCATGAGGCGCGTATGCTCTATGACCGCATGGAGAAAGAAGCATTAATAGAGCTAGACAAGGATTTTGTCATGGCCTCGCACGGCGGAGCCAAATCCATGCTCTGTCACCAAATGGCAAACGGGTTCATTTACCGCGACGATGACCGGGGAAACCAGCTTACCGAAACGATCCACGACTTCAAGCTGCAAAAGCTGATTGAGCTTATCGAGACAATCGACAGCAACGTGGTTGTGACTTTCCACTTCAAGGCTGACCGGGAGCGGATCGTCCGTGCGCTTCAAGCCGCCAAGCTGCAATATGGCGTTCTCACCGCGAAGAACAGCGAAAGAATGCTGGCCCTCTGGAACGACGGAGCGCTGCCAATCATGCTTCTGCACCCGCAATCAGCGGGGCATGGTATTAATGCCCAACATGGCGGACACCATATCATATGGTACAGTCAGATTTGGTCATTGGAGCGCTACATGCAAACCAATGCACGGCTAGCTAGATCAGGACAGAAAAACATTGTAGGGATACATCACATTGTCGCGGATAGGACCGTGGATGATTTGATGCTGAAAACGTATTTGGAACGGGGGGACACACAGACACGATTTCGCTCCGCGCTGCGCAAGTACCAAGCCGAGCGCGGACTTTCCATCGAAGATAGAACAGATTTAGAAGCTGTATTTTAAACGGGGAACCTAAAAATGGCTAATACACGACGCATCATCGACCCCAAACAGAAGATTGCATGGGGTAAAGCATTCCATGAAAGCCCATTAAAGAGAGACGAATTTGCCGCCAGTGTCGGTATTGTTGGATCACAACTTGATGTTTACTATACTGCCTACAAGTTCTTAAACGGACTTGAGAAATACAATGGCAATTCGACACACCAGAAAGCACAACTACTTGTTGATGTTATTGAAGGCAAACGCGCGGCATATGGCAGGACGAAAAAGCCGCCTAAAAAGCCCCTCAGTCCAGAAGCCAAGGCGCGAGACGCCGAACGCCAACGGCTCAAACGTGCTGCGGCCAATACGGACACAATCGACCCAATGCAGTGGGCGCAGACAAACGACAAGCAATTGGTCCCCTACACATCCGAAACCGAATCCTCATTAATGCTCCGCGTCAAAGAACTTGAGGACCAAAACGAATGGCTACAGCACCAGTGCGACATTCTAAATAAGCTATTAATGACAGTTGGGGGAACGCTCTGATGGCTAAAAAGAAATATGTTCGCATGTGGTCGCCGCACCGACCCGAACGCCCGGAAACCGATCCCATCCATGTGGAGCTTATGCGCTTAATGGATAGGGACAATCGCTCGGTATGGCAGAAAGCCAATGAGAGCGGCTTATCCACAACCACAATCTATAATTGGCAAAAGCATAAAACAAAACGGCCTACAGGTGTAAGTCTGCAAATGGCTGCTGCATTCCTCGGAAAGAAGATTGTACTAAAATGACAGACAACGTAACAAACGAGCTTTTGCTTGAAACCCTAAAGACCATTCAAGCGAAACTGTCTCAACACGATCATAACTTTGGCCTTATACTCAATGAGATTGTAGCTGTAAAACATCATTTAGCTGGACTACTGCAATCTGATAACAGACATTTGATAGACCTCGCCTCTTTGTCCGACCGCGTAGACCGGATCGAACGGCGCTTGGACCTCACGGATTAGGTTGCTAGAAACTCCGACTGCCCGAAATTTTCGGCGGAAACCGCCCTAGGAGCGTCAAGACGGACCCGCCCGCTACCCTGATAGCCCTCGGGTCATTAAAGCGCTCCTAGGGCCTTAAAATCGACCTGTCGCGGTTCGGTCGCCACGGCGTCACATTGGCGGTATAGCAAACCGAATCATCCTCCGGGGTCCAATCGAGAGGATTAACCATGCCAGCCCCTACACCCCCGCCGCAGCCCATTGGAGGGGAACCCCCCATGACCAAGCCCGGTGAGCCTATCCAGTCCACACCCCGGCCCGATCAAGGCTTGCCCGGTGCGCAGCCGCACCCTGATCAGGGACTACCGGGACCACAGCCGGGACCGGGACACGATCTGCCGCAGCCGCCTCCCGGTGTGTGGCCCTCGCCCGGTCATCCAGACCAAGGACTACCGCCGCAGACTGGTATCTGGCCTAACCCCGGCCATCCAGACCAAGGACTACCCGGTGCGCCTCCGGGGATTTGGGGCGGTGCGCCCAACTACCCTAGTCAGGGATTGCCCTATCCGCCCTATTACCCGTCATGGGGTCCAGTTGGACCGCCTCCCGGTTTTTGGGGCGGAGTTGCGCCGCCGCGACCGGATCAAGGCTTGCCGCCACCCTTGGGCATTTGGGGCGGCGCTCCGCCACAGGTAGGCTATCCCCTGCCAAATCCACCCAATCAGCGGGCACAAGCCATCGCCATGCTATTCCTTGAAACCGCGCAAATGTGGATGGTCAAAGCATCAACGGGCGGTTGAGCCTTTAATGGGGACGTTGTAGGGAAATCCAACGTCCCCATCTTTTTGAGTATTATGGCAGACTCTAACAGCGCAGCCCGGTTCGAGAAATTCGCGATCATGCGGTTATCCGGTAAAAACGATATGATATACCGGAACTATGACCTTCTCACCAAAGAACGAAACCCCGGAAACATACGCACTCATCTTTATGCTGCCGGTCAGGTTATACCGAACAGAAACGTGGATGAGCCATTAAAGCTCCTACAGCATAAGTTTATGAAATGGGGATTTGGCGTGATCCCGCTTGGCAACATAGAAATCATGCTGCATGAGTTTTGGGTCTATCAGCGTATCAAACACTATGGCAAGAAAAACTGGCCGCTTAGGTCAGACGAGGAAATCCGGTATTTGTCTGCTATTAATGATAGTCTAAGTGATTGTAGCTGATACCGTTATATCCGCTTTGGCGAGAATGTCTGTCGTGCCAATACGCCGGATTTGGATATGGAACAAGGCGCTAGACACGCCTACCGTTGTCCGGCTCAGCCCCCATGCCAGTGTCGCAGCAAGCGAAGTCCAAGCCCCGAGCGGGGAGCCTGTCAGTGCTGCCCCGGAGACTTGCGTTACCATCGCCTCGAATAACCCGATATTGGACGCATCCGATATCCAGTTACTAAGGTCTGACAGCACCGTATTGATATTGCTCTGCACCTTGCCATTCATATTTAGCTGATACAAGCACGACACAGTAGCAGGATTTACTACACTAGCATTAATACTTCTATCCAGCAACGTAACAAACGTCACTGGAACTCCCGGAGTAAAAAGCTTCATGGTGGCTTGGTTTGTATCATAGCCAAACCGCCATTGCCCATAGAGAGGCTTGGTAGCGTCTACTGCAAACGCCATGTCACGTACTCCTACCATAGCCTTTAAGGTACTCGACCTCTGCACGCAAAGCTTGTACCTCTTTAATGAGCAACGGGATAAACGCCTGATAGTTCAAGCCTTCGGGCCGCTTATTCGCGCCATACTCAACAAAGTTAGCGTCCAGTTCCTCAACCTCTTCCGCTATCAGACCGTAGAACACCCTGTCAGGATCATCGGCTTCGCATAGTGAATTGTAGCGAACAGGCCGCAGCCTGCTGAGAATGGATACTTCATCACCTATATCATTAATGTTCGTCTTGTAGCGGCGTGCGCTCGTACTGCGAAGGCGCTGATTGTTATTGCCAGAGGCGTAGATAGCATTACCCCCCGCTGCCGATAAAGGACAGTTAGGCTGAAACATATCATTGTAGAACCGGATATTAGCGATTGAATTTATCCACGTCGCAGCCTGAATAGTAAGATCGCCCAAGCCATTGGTCAAATGTAACGTAGTATCGCCTTGATACCCTAAGCGCCCGTACTCTGTAGATATGCCGTTATCAACAAATCGTATATTGTTGTTATGCGTATTACCGGATACATCACGACAATCCACAGCGATACCGTCACCAGTACCCGCGAATGGGCGAACCGCACCGCCTCGGTACTCACTGTCATTCAGGATAAAACCACCATGGAACCAATGATTACCACCTTTCTCATTCGTATAGTTTATTACGTTATCGGCATTACTGCCATACCCTAGATAACCTAGGCTCGATCCATCTGGCATAAGCCAACGGAGGTATCCCGTATGAGTGCTGTCACCGGGGTTAATGAGCGAGTATCCACTACCACCGCCCAGCCCTGACTGAATAGTACCATTAGCTTTAATGGAGTTAGATTGATTTACTAGCTGACCATCTGTTTCTATGAATACGTTATTACTGCCATTGGCCCCAAGCCATAGCCTGCCAGTCTGCGTACGGATAAAGCCCGTTGTGCCATCATGCTGCATAAGTAGTCTATCGGCGCTAACCCAAAGATTTGTACCGCCTACATGGAAACTCAATCCGCTATCAGCGTAGAATGCATTACCACCCGCAATGGTCATATTAAGCGTATTATTCGCACGATTGTAATACATATAATCGTTTGAATCAAACGCCAATATGGGATTACCGCCACTAATGGACAGATAGTACTGCGGATCAATCGTCAACGATCCTGCTCGCAGCCCTCCGTCTACGTCAAGAGCACCAGTAGAGTGCAGATACGGAACCGTTACGCCCCCGGCAAAACTTGAAGCTCCCCCTCCTGATACAGTCAACACACCCGCAACTGAGAGATTACTTGTAACTGAAACCACACCCGTAAGAGTAAGCGTCCCTGTAGGCTGTATGTTTATGTCACCTAAGCTATTATACAATGTAAGCGTAACGCTATTGCTATACCCTACATATCCGTATGCTACAGTGTACTCATTGTTAACGAAACGATATACGATCTTATGCGGATCACCCGCACTATCCACCGCATCGAACGCAACACCGTCAGCCGCGCTCGCCTTTGCCGCGACAATACCGTTCACCGTAAGTGGACCTGTCGCGATACTACCGGGGACAGTAAGAGAACCACTTACCGCTAGATTACCCGTTATATTTACACCTGTTGGATTAACCTCTAGTTTCTTGACCCCGTTTGCAGAAAACCCTAATGCCGTATTGTTGACCTGATAGATTCCCGTAGCATTACTAAGTTCCCACGTTAGCGACGGCAACGGCTCCGTACCAGCTTTAATGGCATTGATACCGTTTGACCCCATATTAAGACTACCTGTCATCGGCACAATACCATTACGCATAAACGCCACGTTGAAGGCATTGGAAAAATTATCATCCTCTTCATCATGCCGATCGGCGAGAATACGAATACCGTTGTCGCGGTCCTCTTTCCAGTTGTGGACGCGAGAGAAGTTACCAGAAGGATCGTAGGGCATTAATGCCTCCCCTCAAGCGCGTGAACACGGCCACGAAGCATCTTGATTTCGACGAGCGCGAGCATCAGCATCTTGGCAAGATCATAGCTCCACTGGTCAAGGTTCTCGTCCGCTGGCGTCACCGCCTCGGGGAATACCTCGTATAAGTCCTGTGCTATGATACCGAAGCTATGATGCTTGCCGGTGTCCTTCCAATCATACTGTACGATTTCCAAGGCATCGAACAGCGCCCCGCTATCTATAGACGCTGGTGCTATATTGACTTTAAGCCGCCTGTCTGATGGAGGATTATACGACCCTGCATACAACGCTTGCGAACCGAAGTTATGCCCACCCGGAGCGCCGTAAGAGTTCTCGGTAACATAATTTATATGTGTCCCGGCAGCAGCAGTAATATACCCAATATACCCTAAACTGCGACCCGCAGGATCAAGGAACCTTATATATCCTGAATTAGTGGCATTACCTCCCATTACTACCATACCACCGTTGCTAGGCGCTTGTGTATAAAAGCCAACACCGGGTGTATTTATCTGCATATCACCATTAGTCTGTAATACGCAGCGTGTTTGCCCCCCGGATACTAAATTAAGTTTTTGATTAGCCCCATCCAACTGCAAGCCACAACGAACTGTATTAGTGTTAGTAGCACCATTGTATGGCGTATAGACATATTGCTGATCGCGCATGATAACGTGCCCACTCGGCCAGACATTGGCGAGCGCGTATAAATCGCCATTTACAGACGTACTGCCATCAGGGTTAATTTGGAACCTAGTACTAAACGGAACAACCGCACCCGCCGCTATAGTAGCTGGTGTATTGTATAGTGCAAAAACCCCGGAAGAAGCATTAAAGCCCATAGTTAACGCATAGCCCGCTCCGGATGCTCGCCAGTTAGTACCATCATTATAGGCATTAAAGTTTACTGAGGCTCCACGCATGAAGCTCATATCACCGTACACTTGCAGGAAGGAATTAGTACCGTGCGTGACAACCGCATTACCTACGCAAAGCGTACCGTTAGGTCCAATCGCAACGTCCGCACCTGTACTGACGAAATTATCCGTACTAGACTGTATGTGAAAATCGCCCGGTCCTGCCGCCGTAGACGTAGATATTACGCGCCACGCATTACCAGCACCGTTAGCAGCACGAAGCTGCATCTGCGGGTTATCTGTTTGAATAATATTATTTTGAGAATATACTGTACCGTTTACAGTAAACACGTTACTCGTAAACAACCCTACCTGTATGCCCGTTATGCTGACACCTATCTGCCCCGCCGCTGGCTGAAACAAACCGGAGTTAGGATCAGTATTAAACATAATGCTAGGAGCCGCTGCGGAACCCTGCGCCACGCCGAGAATCCGGTATCCGGCCATCTGCAAATCGCCGCCCAACGGCACCGACCCATTACGCAAAAGCACCTGATTGAGCGCCCCAGCAAAATTGTTGTCCTCGTCATCGTGACGATCCGCCATAATCTTAATACCGGCGTCACGGTCGGAACCCCAGTTATGAAGCCGCGTGAAATTGCCTGATGGATCGTAAGGCATTACGGGCCTCCAAACACTGTACCACCAGTTCCGGCAACGGTTCCGGCTGCGGTGGAACGAATAGTACGCATTAATCTAGCCATACGGTCAGGCGTCTGACGCTTTAATAGATCAGCCGCAAATGAGGGATCACTTATAGCATTACGGAGCAAGCCCGTAACCTTATTACGATTACTCGCATACGCCGTGATAAAGTGGATAACTCTATTAATGTGCGACTCGAACGGTGTCCGGAAAGTTGTGGCGTCCTGCGCTTCATGGATGCCACCGGTACGAGCAAACTCCGCTGCCTGCATTTCACGGTGTATCGCTTCCAAAGCGCTCCGTTGGTTATCATCCAACATGCTAGTCCCTTGCGTGCGATCCAAAATGTTACGCAACTGGAAACGGGTATTCGTCGGGATAGCGCTCAGGTCTGCACCGACCGTTGAACCTTTAATACCTATCTTTTCTAAGTGATCGGCAAGCGCCTGTCGAAAACCGCCAATGGCTTTTTGATCACCAGTCCGTAGGACCGCGTTCTGCAACTGCTCAAAACCCGTACCGGGCTGAGAGAGTAAGCTTTGTATATGATCACTAGGATTAATGCCACGATCCGCTATAGCTCCCAATGGCGTATTGCCAAACGTATCTATGTCATTAAGACGTTGGCGATAGGTATTCAACTGGCTTTCAAGGAACGGGAAGCGTTTAGTAAGCTCATTAAAGTCCGCGCCTTTGAGGCTGGACACACCGCCGTTATCAGCCAAGTACCGCAAATATGCACGGGAAGCTTGCTCAGTCGGTTGCGCTCCTATGGCATTAATGAGCGATTCTGTCGTATCCGCACCTTGCGCACCAGTCTGAACAACCTTCCCCGGAACCACCGCTGGACCCGTTTCGTATCGGTTATATTGGTTTTTCGATAATGCATCGGCAACCGGCCCTTCCTCAAATATGGACCCTTGCTGACTACGCAACGCTTTAAGGTTATCCAAAGCCGCTTTGTAATTTTCTGGAAGCTGATCATCGACATGATTAGCTAACACATCCCCGATCATGCCAGCGTACTTAGACTCTGATGGAGTCGTTGTCAGTTCACCGCTAAATTCATTTAAACGACGCTGCAAATTAGTCAGGGTTTGCGTGTTGAATTTTCCTCGTACAGCCGCTTTCGTAGCATCCTGAATTACCGCTGTAACTTTAGGCGGTGGCGTACCGCCCATATTACCATACATCTGTTTGGTAACAGGCCGCATTTGCCTGCGAAGCTGTATAGGGTTTACATCCAATGGATGTTCAGCATTAAGCTCCGGATCGTTGCCCGCTGCCGAAACCATAGCTTTCATTTTGTCATAGGCGGTTTCAAACGTGCCGCGAATCTTGGTGCCTTGCTCAGTCAAATCGACCGGCAACCCGATCTTGTCCAAGGCCGTCTGTGCCGCGCCTTTGAGCGCTGAGCCGGTTCTGCGCGCCAAATCGCCAAGCATCGAGGGATCACCCCCGCCAAGCGTTTCGCCCATCACACCGGCCCTCGCAACTGAATTTTGGGCCATTTGCGTTTCCAAAGCGGTGGACGGCAAACTCCGCTGCAACGCCGCCAACCCCGGACTCTGTGACGCTTCCGCCAAAGTCGGCTTGACCCCGGCTGTCGGCGTTGGCGCATTCTCTATGTTCGAGACAGCACTATTAACGGCATTCTCATCGCCACCCGAAAGCGTATGAGCAACAAGCTGTTTTGCAGCCCTTTCCGCAGTGCCACCCTCACCAGATAGAATACTTCTACTCAGCAATTCACCGCTAGCATTTTTAATTAAAGACGCTGCACCAGTTGGGGAACCCGCTATTAACCCCGCTGCTATTTGAGGTATTGCTCCAAATCCCATTTGTTTTACAGCTTCACTAGCCCCGCCCGAAGACGCGCCGCTAGCAGCCAATTTAGCTCCACCAACTAGCCCACCCTCGCCACCAGTCGCAGCCGCCAATGCAGCACCTTTAACGGCGCTATGAAAAACATGCTCCGTAGGCGTAACCGGCGCGGCTAGTCCGGCCTTGTTCGCATAACTCTCAGCCCCCATGCCAACTATCTGTGTCGGATCAGTGCCCCGATACGGCAAACCTTGCTTAGCCATATCAGCATATTTGCTTGGCAAAACTATATCCGCTGCCTTAGCACCAAGACTATTAATGAGTCCTAATGGGCCTCCCGCTACTGCGCCGCCGAGAGCGTCACCCGCTGCCGATGCCAACGCATGACCGCCCAAGCTCGCGTAGCGTTTGAACATATCGAGCCAGCCTTCGCGCGGCTGACCGACTGGCTTATTGGCTCGCGTGTTCTTCGCGTTTAACTGCGCAAGAATAGCTGGATCGGTAACGACACGCTTAGGCGGTGCGCCCGAATTAAGCTGCGCGAGAATGTCAGGATCAGTAACTTGTCCCATTAATAGCTCCTACTGGAACCAATGACCTTGAGCATCCTGATAGTAAGTCTGCCCATTAATGACCTTACTCGCTACCGCACCGGCTGCTAACGGAGATTGCTGTTGTCCCCCTCCCAAATGCGTCTTAGCTACTCCTTGATAAAACGGTGAAATGTAACTTGGATTTCGCATAATGTTTGCTGATACATCACCACCCATACGCTGATAGACTTCCGCAGGATTATACGATTGACGCGCCGAGGAAGCATGTCTCGCCAATGCCGTGTTAGCTATCGTAAGCTGCCTATCCATATTCTGCCGAGCGCTGTTAGCATTCATAGACGGATCAATATGCGATTTATTAAACATATCAATTTCTTGCTGCGTGATACGCGCGCCATGCAGTGCTTTCAACATGGATTGCGTCCAATCATTATACTGTTGCCACCACTGAGTTTGTGCAACACTACCAGCATCGCCTAAACGATGTTTGGCTGCATTCGCTAGATTGCCAATATCATTAAGGCCATAGCCAACATATTGGTCATTAAAGCCCTTCATAAGCTGATCCAACGACTGTTGACTTGTAGCCAGATCATCCATTTGTTTGGCTTCGGCTTGCGGAACAGGTTTCCCGTGAGCCGCCTGTTCCTTAGCTGCCGCTGCCGTTGCTGCCACTGCCAGCTTGTTCGCATAGTTTTCATTTGCTATGCGCAGTTGGTTTTCAGCCGTATAGCCCGCGAGCCTGCCTTGGACATTAGCACCGATAATAGCATTACGCTCTTCAATAGGCGCTTTATACAAGGCTCCTTGTTCCTCATTATATAGCGACTGCGCCATCTGATCGTGCAGATATCCTCTATTAACGCCCGCTTGATATTCGTTTTCCTTAGCCTTGGCCTCTTCCTCATAACCTTTTTCAAGATAAGGCTGCGAAGCCATATAGGCCATTTCAGGATTTAAACTCGGGTCTTGCAAAAGCCTTTGCGCAACCGCCAATCGTGTTGATTGCACCCGATCTGGCAGAGGCGTGTCTGTCGGCGCTGTCGGAGGCGCGGGCAATGGCGGCACTTCAAATTGTGGCGGCGGTCCTATCTCGCTCCCCGGCGCTGTACTCGCACCGCTTCCACCACCAGCGCCGCCCATGCCACCGACAACTCTATTAACGTAAGCTTTTGTTTGCCGTCCCCGCACTCCCGCTGTACCCGCTATATAGCGCGCGGCAGTTTCGCGAGGATCACCATTAGAGGCTTTCCACCCCTCAGACAAAACCGCCGCTGCACCGCGCACAGAATTTTCAGGACTAGCATAGGGATCAAACCCGTAATTCTTAATTACACCCTGCCGTGTTCCCGGTGTTATTTGGTACACCGTAGCGGCACCGGCAGGACTTACCTGATTAGCATTAGACTTTTCACCATTAACACGAATAGAATGCAGTAGCTCAACAGGCACTCCATACTGTGCAGCATATTTCTGTTCTAGCGGGTCATATGCACTGCTTTGATAACTACCAAAACCCGCTTGTGCAGCAGCACGCCTATCTACACCGGCAGGCTCACCGGGGGTCAAAACTCGGGGTCGGGCACCTCTACCGGCTGTAGGGATTGTAGAACCTGCCGGTTGGCCCAACGTAGGGTTTTGTGGTATCGCCGCCGGTGGCGGTGCAGCCGGTCCCCCTGTTAGAGCTTGTGCCACACCCGGAATACCCGGCCCCGGCGCTCCGCCGAAAGGAGTATTAATACCAGCGAGTCGCGCTGACGGCGGGGGAATATTCAACCCCGGCGTTACCGCCGCTTGGGGTGGCGCTGCGGCGGGCGGCAGTTGCGCCGGTATTGGCGTTTGGTCCGCTCCCGAAATCGGCGTTGTCAAACTAGACGGCATAGCCAATTGCTGCGGCAAAGCAGGCTGATTAACATTAGCAGCATTAATACCGGCTGCGGTTCTCGTGTCCGCTCCACGATACAAGTCTCTCTGCTGATTACCCACGTATGCACCAGCCAATGCCGATACCACGCGCGATAAACCTTCCCCGATACCGCCGACAGCGGGTGCAGTTGATAGACCTTGTTTAAGCAAAGCATCAGCTACCCCGGTGCGCGGATCATCCTTATACGCAGCCGTGATACCCGGTATAGCTTGCAAATATAATTGGTCTTCTCTCTGTTTCCGTCTTACAGCGGCTTCCTCAGCGGTAACTACCATAAATCCTCCTGTAATCTACTGTAGCATACCCGCCACTGCTACCGACCGCTTCGGGTATAATATTAATGACCTCATCAGCCATCACACCGAACTCACGCAAGGCAGAACCGATGTAACTGAACACATAAGTTCTGATACCGTTCGCCAATTCACCAACAGCTTTAATGTTATACTTCAAACGCCGATCCGAAAACTTCGTGATAGCCGATGCACCCAAGCCGCCAAGCGTGCCAAATATACTACCAAGTCCAGCCTGACGCGCTTGCAACTGCTGTTGATATATAGCATTCTGATCCATGAAACTGTTTTGCGCTATTTGAGCATAATTCGTAGGTGCTACATCCACCGCACTATATGGCTGGAAAGTTGGACCCTGTACCTTTCCTGCGCCGCTCAACAATGAGGCTACCTCATTAATAGGCAACTCCCGCGCATACGATTGTTCCTGAATTTGTTGATTACGGGCCTCATTGCCAAACTGCGCATTGGCTGCATTCTGTTGGAATTGTACGCCCTGTGCCGTGTTACCGAATGCGGCTTGTGCCTGATTTTGCTGGTTAGCCTGCGCTTGCGCGGCATTGGCAAATTCGCCCTGCGCTCCGACCTCGCTTGCGCCTTCCTGCCGCCCTTGCATTGCCAAACCGAACAACCGCGATTGCTCAGCACCGCCAGCCCCATAGGAGCTATAAGTGGCCTGATTGTAGGCATCGGTCTTTTGCCGCGCGAATTGATCCATCGCATTGCGGTAAGCCGTGCTGTTCTCCGTCACGCCTTTCGCCGCAAGGCTCGCTCCTAGCTGGCGCTGCTCTTGATCAAACTGCGGATCGAGGCGGCTTGTCGCATAGCTATATGCATTATTACGAGCGCTTTGCGCATCACCGGAGAAGTCATTAATACCCGGCAGCGCGCTGAGCTTAGAGAAATCCAATGATGTTTGAATATTGCCACCGGGATTATAGCCGGTTTGAATACCCTGCCCCGCCCCCTGTAAGTTCGTCGCCATAGGATTAGCACCGGACGTATCCCACGGCTTATTCATAGCCGCGCTAACCTGATTAGTACCCTGTAGCGCCGTATTCGACAAAGCCTGCGATACTTGATTCTGCGCGTCATATACCGCTTGTTGGCCGGGACTGTATGTTTGCGTCTGTTGGTACTGAGGCGTACCGTCCGGGTTTGTACCTATCTGCTGATAAGTCAAATTCCCCTGCGGCGTGTATTGATTAATACGATTTAAATTCGCATTAGCTATCGCCGTTTCTTTATTAGATGCAGCTTGTGCCTGCGCGGTCGCTACCGGATCAGGGGGCGTTGGCGCTTGGGGAGTACTCTTACCCATACCTAGTCCTCATTAATGGATTGCTGGCACATTTGCTTTAATAGTCTCTTTATCTTCAAGCGCTGCGCCGCTATCCTGTATGACGGTATCCCCATCCCTCTCGCTGGCAATATATCGACATTCCTCTGCCAATAAGCCGTACAATAAGGCATCCTGAGCACCATCAAAACCACGCCGCAAAGTTCCTTCATGCTTAAAGCCTAAATCCTCTAAGAACGCCCTAGTACGCTTATTTCCTTTTTTCGTTATCGACGTACACCGAGCGCACCCAAGCTGAATAAAGATATAATCGAAAACAGCCCTAACCACATGGTCACGCCACGCTACCCCTGTTTCTGTCGCACATGAAATCTGGCAATCATGCCCGCGAAATTCGCTAATCACCACGCCAGCACAAAAATCGCCATTATCATTAAGAATCGCCAATGCCTGAAACATACCCGGCACAAAGTCACAACCACACTTTTCGCCAACATAAGCGCCGACCAATGCTGTTCTCTCTCCTGCCGGTATCGCTTTCATAGCAATCCCTCCGCTTTCTCAAATACATGCTCAGTCGAAAACCACTCTAATTGCGATCCCACAATGTCACCGATCAACCAATGCGAAGCGACAACACCGTAATTCCCAAATGATGACAGCCAGCGCTGCGCATACAACCCATATCCCCATGAGGCTGTATCCCACATAGCAACATCCCATGCGTCACCAACACCTATGCCAATAGGGCTTGCGGGAGACGCTGGCGCAGTTTCCTGATAATCAACCGAAAGCTGCGCAGACAGCACTATAGGAGCATCACACCTAACTAGGAATTGCGCCCATTTAAATTGCTTATAGGATTGATCATTAAAATAGTTATATGCCTGCTTAGCCGAAAAATGGATAGGGCTACCATTATCGACCGTACCCCCTATCTGGCGTATCGACCCGTCATATCTGCCAAAATAAATAATCTTATTCGACATGCACAAACACGTACAATTCCATTCTGCGCTTGTAAAAAGCGTCCAAGCCTTTGTAATCGTGTTCATAGCAAACTGTAGATAATTACCAGCAGGGTTATTAGTTTCTGGCACATTGACAATCAGCATTCCGCCGACCGGCCAAAGCTGCATACACCAGCCCCATATGTCCCGATTTTCATTATAGTTTAAAAGTATATCACCGAGCTTGCTACTAAGCGCTTCTGATTGTAATACCGTTTCACCCGTCTTTCGTATATCTGAAAACTGGTGAACGCCAGTGCTCGTTATAACGAGTATATCACCCGCATAGTCTATTACACATTTCCGCCCTATAGGCTCACCACCCTTATAACGACCGGCTAAAGTCCACTGTGTTGCGTCTCCAGGGTCAGTCCCCTGAAACATAAAATATTCGCCACGGCTAGATATAAATACAATATAGTCAGCAGGACCGTCACCAGCATCATCCGAATACGTTGCTATTGCCTGTAAATAACCACCAAAATTAGATAACTGTCCTAGATCGAACCACTCCATAGCACCTTGTATCTGGCCGGGCGGGAGGTAGTAAAATCCTAGTTTATCCCGCATAACCCAAAACAGGCGACCCATATAGGCTGCCACAAAGTTCAACCCTACGGAAGCCTCGGCTAGTCCAGTAAAGGTTAAATCTGCTAGCGTTGTGCCATCAAAGCTCATAGGGGCGTCTTGGCCCGTCGTGATAATCAGCCATTGCGCATTATCGGCTACAGTTCCAAACATCGTCGCCACTGTCTGAGGCAACGCAATATCTGACCTCAATGTTATCACACTAGCAGCATCAGTAACATCAAGAGCCTTAGCCCCCGCAAATGCCAAAATCCGCTGATTCGTTCCGGACGCGAACACTTCCAAAGACGATACAGGAGAACCGACAGGATTCTGATGGATCGAACAACCGGGACGAACCCGCACACCGGACGTACCGGGAAACCAGTTTTCTAGCTGATAGGCGTCCTGTGCCTGCATCGCCGCCAAACCGTCACGACCATTAAGGCCCCCTAATGGCGCAGCAATCTGAAAGCTCTTAGCCCGCTGTTGAGAATTTACATCTGTACCTTCGTACTTCATATTTAAGTACTCGGTTGCGGATACCAATTACCCGTTGACGGTTGCGTAAGCGGATTAATCGGCGAAGGCCCGCCAACAGGAAGTTCGCCAAAACCTAGATACTGAGCATAGCGCGATCTTAATGCCCCTGACAATTCAGCTATCTCGGCTGTGTAATCCAAACCCTTTTTCTGACGCCAACGCCATTGTAGATCAAGTTCAATAACATCCTCGTCTACAAGCGCCGTATCAGTATCCTGTGTGTAGCGTTTAATAGGATTGTTGTTAACATCCAACGCTACATTAGACGTAACATACATGAACACAAGATCATCGCCGCCTGCGGGCGCTGGTGCTACCTGTAACGTTTTGCCAAACGCATCAATCCGAAATCCATCCGTCCAATCAATCGAACCTTGAAGCGCTCGCCTATACCATTGGAGCGGCGTTAATTGTCCCTTTAACTCATAATACTGACTAGCGTTCATGGCGCTAGGCGCAACCAAATGGTGAAAATCGACCGGAAGCGGATAGTCTGTCTGATCAGCAACCGTTGTGAACTTATTTTCCCGTATAAGCACCGGCCAATCATTCTTATACGACACGTACATTAATGCCTTATTCGCTAGAGCGTAGCACTGCCGCATATTCTGATCATTGGACGACGATACGGTAGTGACAGGCTGTTGCCACCCGTTGCTGTCCATTACGGATTTAACAATGCTGAGTAGCGACATACCAGCCTCTTAGACTAAAGATTTAGATGGTTTCTTCGCTTGGTCTGCACCCTGTTCCAACTGCGCGACACGAGCCTGCATCACGCGAAGTTCGGCATTGGCGGTGATCAGGTCCGCTTGCAGCCGTTGGGCCTCGGCTTCTGCCGCCGTAGCACGCTCGGTAAGCTGCGAGACTTCACGACTCCCACCCGCCGTATCGAGGAATGACCGGGCTTGATCCCGCAAGGCCCGTGCGCCCATCCCGATCCGGTCCAGCGCGGAATCGGGCACCCCGGCTAGATGCTCGACCGTAAGAATATTCAGCGATGCCAGCGTTGCTGCTAGACCGCGATCAATGCGCGGCCACATTTTTAAAGGTGTACCGCCTAGGTCCATATCACCTTCAAGCCGCTTGAACTTCTCGACTTGATCGAAAAACTCTTCATACTTGGCTGAGCGCCGATAAGGCTCGACCAATCCTAGTGCATTAATGGACTGCTCCGACCAAACCCGCTCCAACTCGAAACGTGGCGTGCTAGAACCTTGCCCCGGTGCGATCACGTCCGCATACAGCACCGTATCGAAGATAGCCCGACCCTCATTAATAGACGCTCTTTCGTTCTTCGCGCTATCGTAGAAGAACCGGAGCAACGTCCCATCCGGACCCGGTGCCAAGCCTTCGATCATTAAATTATTATCCATTAATAGTCTCCTAGAATGTTACCGGAGAGAATGGCTATAAACTCTCCGGTAACACCGACCGACTACTGCCAGTCCTTCTTCACCATCGGTCGCGATCTAAGAGGGATAGGGACGCGCCGGGTGAACCATTAATCCTTTAGGATTCCCTGAAATTTTCGACCCGAAGTCGTAAGGTTGCCCGCCCACCCGATGAGCTTCACAAAAGCATCCTGATTGTTCGTATAACGATCGGGATTAAGCGGTACATACTGCCTATCTGAATGCGGACGCATATAGATATAATCCGTATTCAGAAAATACATATGGTTTGCAGGACAAGCCCCACCCATGCCGCCGTCAAAGACAACATCGGCGCTCATATACTTTAGACTCTCAAAACCAGCCTGAGCCATGTCCGGAGACGTAAACCGCTGGTTAGGAAGCAAGGCACCCCAATAGAGCATGTAATAGGCATTATCAGCTACAATCAAATCAGGCCGATCCGTACCGCGAACAAGCTTCAACCACATCAAATTCATGTATTGAAGAATATTTGCGGTAGTCGCGGCTGCACCGCCATCCGTTGTTGCGTCAAAAGCTTGATTTTTCCAGAAGGCCCATGTACCGGCATCAATACCGCCGACAATACCAACGCCAGTATCAGCAACAATAAGACCAAGGCCACCAATAGCCTTACCCGTTGCTGCCGTTCCATCGCCGTACACCGCCGCCGCCATCTTGTTTTCCATGGTCTTTTCGGCGTTGCTTATGCGAGCATCCAAAAGGTCAATCAGCTTCTCTTGGCCGCTATTCTGCAATTCCTCTAAGCCCGACATTGTAACAGCAACTGCGCACTGTTTCCAATCGAACTGCGCCATCGTCAGCACATCACTAGGGCTGATATTAAGGGTATCGTACCCCGAATACCATGTGAATGTACCGTTCTCGCCGTATTCTAACTCTTGGTCGATTTTCGTACCGCCATCGGCAGGACGGATTTTACCCTTCCCTTCAAGACGATGTAAAAGCGCATTGTTGTTCGTGACGTTATCCGCAAGCTTCTTGCTGCGGTTTTCGAGAGTCGTAGTGACAATCTCGCTTACATTGGGGCTAGGCATATCGTAATCCCTTTATCCTTGCACGCTTTGGTTATATGCGTGTCTAAGTTCTTCACGGAGGGTACGATTTGCATTGTTAGGCTGCTTGCTTGTATCCCCTGCGGGACCGCCATTAATAGAAACTCCCACCTGTCGTGCCCGCGCTGCCTCGGCTACCTTCGCATCCTGTATGGCCTTCGCCTGACTTTGCTGCACAGCGTTACGAACCGTTGGGTTGTTAAACGCTGCAAAATCATAGGCGGCTTTAAGAATATCGCGTTCAGGCAAATAAGGCTGTTGCTGCCGGATCATCGCTACATGGCTGGATATGTCGCTAGCCAGATCATTGAAATACGGATGCACCAATTGTCCTTGTGCATCTTTCTCATCCATGAACGACTGTACTAACTGCATATTCTGCGCATGGCGCTGTTGCACCGATGTATTAGCAAATCCATTAATCACGTTTTTTAGCTCGGCTATCTCCTGTTGCAAACCAGTGATTTGTGGATTAGGAACACCACCATTATTGGCGGCATCCCGCGCATCTAATAGCGCATCCAAGTTTAATTTATGTTGGTCCGCAAACCACATCACAAATTCACCCGGATCACGCCCCGCGAAATCAGAAAGCGCAAACAGTTGGTTTACAGCAACCGCTGGCGTCATGCCTTGCTGTGCCCACGCTTGACGGCGCGGACCCAACACCTGTTCTAGCAACTGATATTCGTCGTATTGCGCTCCACGGTTATTCACGCCATCCATTGTCCGCTCGACAAACTGCCGAACTTCTGCCGGTAAAGCGGTGAATTGCTGCTTTTCTAAATCCGTAAAACCAGTCGCCCATTGCGGAAGCGACACAGGAGCCGCCTCCCCTTTAGGCGCATTAAAGGCTTCAATTTCGTCCTTGCTGGCAAAGCTTCCATCGCGGCGGTGAAATCGCTCTCCGACCTTGACCAAATCCGGACCTTCCGGTTTGGCTTCTGCGGGCGTCTCAGGCGCTTGATCGACCTTGGGGGCCTCGGTCCCCTTGAAAGCGTCAGAGAGCGTATCACGGAGGCTCTTGGGCTTCTCCGGAGCGGCGTCGTCTGCCGGGGGCGTACCGCGCTCGACCGGACGTTGCTCAACCGACACATCACCCTGATTGACCGGAACGGCATCGGGAGCCTGCCCGTTCAGGTCCGTTGTAATATCAATGCCGTCTGCTATGTCAGCCATTAATGGCCTCCTAGTTGCCGAATGGAGTTCACTACATCCCTAGCAACCTCGCCTATGGGCGTAGCACGCTCCCTGCGTATAGAACCTACCGGCATATCGCCAGCTTCTATGACATTATGCTTTTTCATATGCTCTCTATGTGTCGAACGGCTAGTAATATAACTGCCGTCCATAGGAGACACATACGGCTGTTTATCTGGCATAAGATACGAACTACCCGCGATACAGGGCTTTTCCGTTCCTCCGAACTCAGGCAAGACATAATTGTACCCGTCACTGCCACGGAAAGTCTTATATCGCGGGATAGAACGTGAATATCCGCGAACGCTCACGTAGCGTCGTGTCCCTACAAAGTCCGCTGGATATTCAAATAAATCGGTCATTTCTTATAGCTCTTACCAGCTTTATTAAGAGCAATTGCAACGGCTTGTTTTTGTGGCTTTCCAGCCTTGATTTCCGTTTTAATATTATGCGATACAACCTTGGGGCTGCTACCCTTTTTCAAAGGCATCACTCACCTTCCTTCTTCGTCTTATTCGCCATTTCCACTTCATGCGCTTGCTGGCTACCGATATTCTCGGCATCATACTCTTGCTTTAATGACGCCAAATCACCTTCATGCTGGCGATCTAGCTCGGCTTGCTGAGCATCGTGTTGACGCTGATCCTCTGCGTTCTGTTGTTGAACAACAGTACTATGTACGCCTTTAATAGCTTCAACGGCTGTGCGCTGCGCCTCTACCGTATGCGCACGTTCTTGGCTCAAAGTATCCAAACCAAGCTTCTGGCGTTCAAGATTTAGCTTATTATTTTCCAAAGCCAATTGCGCCATACGGTATTCGTGATCTTGGCCTATCTTGGCTTGTTCGCCACGCGCCCGTGTATCTATCTCATAACGTTTCGTCTGATCCGACTGGCCCGCAATCTGTTGGTCTGTTTGCGCTTTAATAGTTGCAACTTGTTGCGCAGACTGTGCAGCAGCTTGTCCATCATTCTGACCCGGAGGCGGCATAGGTGGTTGTGCGGCAAGCTTCTGTTGAAATATCTCAAACTCTTTCTCCAACGGACGGCTTGCGCTGAATGTCCGCAAGGTAAACATCATAATGCCGCCAAGCAAACCACGCATATCCGGGTATTGCATAGCAAGCGGTGCAGCCTGTTGCAGAAATGCACCCATGCTAGATAGGAATTGCATCCGATCTTCGCGTTCCTTCTGTTCGTCCGGAAGGATCGTCGAATCCGTCTCAATGCCGATAGAGGCACAGCGCAACTTATCCTTGCGAATGAGCGCCACGACCTTATCGAACATCATCTGAATTTGTTGGCCTTGCGTCGGGCCGGGGTCTTTCGGCGGGTCAGGCGGTGGCGGCGGTGGTTGCCCCTGTTGCTGAGCCTGTGCAGCCACCATCTGATATTGCTGCATGGCTTGCGAGAATTGCGCTTGTGCCTGCCTATACTGTTGGTGAGCCTGTATCTCTTCGGGTGACGGCGGCGGTACGGTTATACCGCTATAGACCATTAATGTCTCTTTACTGAAATGCTCAGCCGCTATCTCGACAAATAGCCTAATAATATCACGGCAAAAACGCTGTACCTCACGCTGCATATCCTTGAGCCTACCAGTGGCCCAGTCAGACTTAATTTCCTGCGCGCCCAGTGTCTCGCTAGCTTTAGAAACACCTCTAACAATATCACTAAAGCCAGTAATCTCATATATTTCATTTTTACATATCTCACGTTGCTGGAACAACTGCGTGAGGCAGTTCACAACGTCTTTAATGGGCACCCATTGGATCGCCCCTTCCATACCACCGGACCCTATAAACCCGGTCCAGTCTTGTATGGGGATCATCTTATTACCGGGACCATCCAGCACATTGGCTAGATTGGCTTGGCTCCCGTCATATACGCCCCTGACCTTTAATGCCTCTGTCAGATATCGAATGCGCTCTGTCAGCCGATCCAGTTCCGCAGCTTGCGCTTTGTATTGGCTGTAAAGGGCTTTCGGGATAAAACTACGTGAAGTCCATACCGCCCGTAAAGGACGCGGGCATGGGTAAAAGTTTTCAAGCCTGAGGGGATCACTCCGAACTTCAATAACATCGTCCGGATAATCCTCTGAAAACCATACAACTTCCGCATTTTCCTTGTCCCATATCTCGTATATGATCGCCTGCTTTTGCGCGCTCTGATCCTTGCCCTGCTTTTTATCTTTGCTATTAAAGGAATAATCAAGCTTGTCGGCTTTCTCTTTGCCAAAGCGTTTAGTCGCTTTCGGCTTGGTCATGTAGACCTTGCGTGAAATCCACGGAACTTCATGCCAATCGCGCGCTAGGCCACAACGGAAATCTTTGAAAAAGACGTAATCAAGCCCTAACCCCTCGAATGACAGGGTTTCTTGATCGCTCCCGTCCTCATTCTTAACGGGCTTATTGTCGTTGTCATAAGTTTTAGTGAATTTGGGATCATAGCGGACCCACACAACGCCTATACCGGGTAACACGTAATCCGACACGGTGCATTGCATCACATAGTCGAAATCAAGCATATCCACGGCATATTGTGCGACCTGCTCTAGCAGCATCGCAGCAGCTACTTTAATGTTATCTTCTGTATCTTGCTGTCTGTTTTTAACTTGGACTTTTGGGGTTTGTCCGTACAGCGAAGGTTTGATTGTTTCTGTAGACGAATATAGGATATTGTACTTGTCGCCTGAAAAGCCAGATTCGAGCATGAAGCGGTTAACGACAGCATCGCCATCAGTTTCAAAACCATCCCAACGCTTGTTGGCTTTCTGGATTTGTTCTTCCCAATAGCCGCGTCTATTAGTAGCATCGGATGTTGTGTCCGATTTCGGCGGATACTTGGAAGCTGGAACCGCCCTTGAAGCCATAATGTCCTCGCGGCGCACATCGGTACGCGCACGAGCCAATCTGTGCAAGTCATAAATATAACAACTGCACATAATGTATTCGCGAATACACAAAAGGATTTTACGGCATACTGAAAATATATTTGACTTTACCGCATACGCAAATACTCTTTGCCGCTCACGGGGACGGATTCAGGAGGGATGGTATATGCCCGATGGTCATACGCCCACACCGCTCGGACGGCCACGATTGCCCATAGAAATGAAAAAAGTTCCGGTAACGCTGCGACTCGCACCCGATCTGGTTCACGCCATGCGCGCCAAAGGCCCCGGATGGGGTCACGAAGCGGAGGACGTATTACGCGCACACTACATGCCATAGGACACATTAATAGTGTTCTTGCGATCCTCGAATAAGTCATCAAGCGTTACATCGTGAATAGTCTTAGGTGGTATCTGCAAAGACGGTCTAGGTCGCACCCAAGGCCGTGCCATCGCAGCATATCTAAAATCATCAGGCGCATGATCCTCGCCCGTTGTGTCGCAATCTTCCGGGTTCTTGGTATCATGCTGTAATGCTGGCAACGTCCGGATCAAGTGAACGCAAGTGTTGAAAATATACACCATCGGCGTACCGACACCGTTGTTTACATCGGGGTCCGCATCCAAACCAGTCAGTCTTTCCCTGATTGCGTTCCACCCCGCGAGTCGCGTGTTATCGGCTCGTCTGAAATAAACACCTGCTCGCGCCATAACCTCAGCATGACTCGGCCCACCGTCCTCTTTGAAAGCACTAGGGTCCATGACCCGAAACGTCACTTTCTCCCCCGGAGGCGTCCGTGCCTTGATCCCCTCGGCCACCCGACTCGCAGGCCAGCGCAGCCCTACGTTCACCATATTAGGCTGTTGGCCGTACCATTCGCGATAGACGATGAGTGCGCCCTTTGGAATAAGTCGCGGCGGGCGGCTTCTAAGAAAGCTGAGCGCATCAGGTGGTCTATAATCGTGGATATTAATAGTTCCATCGGATATGGCATACCAGTGAAAGGAAAACGGGCTTGCGCTTCCCCAGTCACCAGCCATGAATTTAAGCCAGTAAGCCGGGACTGAAAAAGGCTCAATGCAGTGCTGGAGAGTAGAGAACTCCGGGAAATAGGCACCCGTGATAACATTCCAATCCCCTTCCAGCCATGCTCGCACCAGTTCAGGACTACCAACCTCCCTAAGCCTTGCAACATACTGCGGATCAGCGGCCATTAATATCTTATTATCACTGACCTTGGCGGGTATGAACATGCGCGTATTACCTTCCGCGCTTGTTATCATTTCAAACCCATTTGGCGCATGGTCGATAAAGTAGTTTTTTACCGCATGGTGCCCCGGTCCTCCGGGGTTTGCTGTTGCCCTAATCCGCCTATGTGTCACCTTGTCACTCGTACCACGTAGGCAGGCTTTAAGCTTATTATAGCCAGCTAGGCTTGGAAAATTTCCCAGTTCATCGAAGCCAACCCATGAATACTCATGGCCTTGGTACAACATCGCATCATCTTCACTGTCGATGTGCCTTAGCTTTAATGTCGCTCCTGTGGGAAATGTGAATATCCGATCACTGACTTTCCACGTTGCCCCTAGCGGCAAATACATATCCTTAGCTTGGCTTATAATCTCTTCAAGCTCAGGGTACGTCTTGCGGAACAGGATGCCTTTCCAACCAGGCCCTTGCTCTACATCCTGTAAATAATCCCCTAACAGAAATGAACTCTTCCCGCCACCACGGGCACCCCCGTATAAAAGCTCCGTGACAAACCGGGCACTTATGGCTAGGCTTTGCGGACCCGGTTGTGCCTCCCATACCATATACCACCTAATTAATACCTTCCTCTGGCATTTGTGGCGGGTTTCGTGATATTATAATAGGCTTCGGAACAGCATCAGGCCCTTTAATAAGATCGGCAGACGTAAAATTCAACGCAAACTTGGGATATACTATGTTACCACATTCATTGCAATAAAACCCATCATTAACAGGAGAACTATGCTGTATTGTACCGGCCAGTGGTGCCATTAACCACTCAAACCCACACTTACATCTAAATACCAGTATAGGGTCGTTTATGGTAACTCGCCTAGGGTATTCCATCACGGTTTCCCACTGTCATACAGCTTATTGACCAGTCGCCTCAGTTCCAAAATCTCATCCACCAGTTGCGGTATAAAACTCTCTGCCGTTGTCACTCCGGACTTCCGCTCTCTGATTGCCTTAGCCAGCCGTTTTAAGTCTCCATCGGACAGCATCACAGTACGTCCGGAAGGCCATTAATAGCCGGTCCAACCTCCACGTATTCCGCTTCCAGTATTTTGGGCTTCAGAGCGGCTTCTCGTTGCCCAAGCCATTCCTCGTATGTCTCGGCTCTTGGCATGACCGCCACATTAATAGTCATCCCACCACTGACCGGATTTTCGCCGTACCCCGGCACCCTCGCGTCCAACATCTTCGCCAGAAGCCCGTCACTATAATGCGTCTCGGTCCCGACTTGCTCGCCCTTGAACCATACGGGCTTCTCGACGCCATGCACGGCTCTCTGATAGGCCGCATGTTCCAAGCTGGCCCATCCAATCATCTGAGCCTCTTTGACCGCCGCAGCGGCCTCCGTGTCATTCGCCAGCCATGCCACCACGGCTCTCAGGCTCACCCCGCATTCTCTGCACGCAGAGGTCAAATCCCCGTGGCTTTTACACAGGGCCTCCACCAGCGCTTCCACCGTCTCGGGGCATCTCGGCAGCGTCATGCCGCTTTATATGCCGTGAATATACTCTTTAAAAGAGGGTATGACTTTCGGTATTCGCGAATACATTAATGTAGCTCCCCATCATAGGGCCGCAGGATAGACCCCACGGTTCCATGGTTCGCTATATGCTTCCCAATTGCAGCAATCATCCCCTTGCATTGGTTCTTACTCATATTCGTAACCAATACAGGGCTATGCCCCTCGCCCTTACGAAAAGCTATTAAAGCGTATTCAATCTCTTCACCGGCTGTCTCATCCAGAATATCCCGTATCTCCTTCGCAGGGTTTCTTTTGAATACAATCATAGTACTCTCCTATTCCTCAATCCGTGCATCATCATACTTCGCCAGTATATCCCCGGCAATCACCAACCCCTCGGCCTCGCTCAGCAGCATTTGCACGGCAATAT